CAGTTCTGCATCGCAAGGCAGTGTTTCGGTTTCAATTGCCAACGACTACCCACCAGGAACGGTACAATGGTTCCAAGCAACGAAATACGGGGCGGCTTATTGGGCGGCAACCAGCCCTTATCGGACAGCAAAATATGTCCCCGGCCCGGTAAGAAACATGGAGCCATTCAGACCAATCAGATCATGGTAGCCTTTAGCGGTGGCACTAAATTAGAGGGGTTCTTAAATAGAATCTTGAATAAAGTGCAAAGAAGTCCAACAGTTGAAATTGGCTTCATGGAAGATGCAACCTATGAAGACGGTACCCCCGTTGCTTTGGTTGCGATGATTCAAGATTATGGGGCGCCTGCGGCAAACATCCCCCCTCGACCTTTCTTCCGGAATATGATTGCGAAAGAGTCAGGCCATTGGGGTGAAGATTTAGCAATATTGTTGAAGTCCACAAATTACAACGCCGAACAGGCGCTTGATTTGATGGGTGAAGAGATTGCCGGTGAGCTCCAGGATTCGATTAATGAGTTCAAGGGAATTAAATTGGCCGATGCAACAATTGCTTCAAAAGGCTTTGACAAACAATTAATTGATAGCGGGCATATGTTCAGAAGTGTTGATCATCGGGTGATAAAATGAATCTACATGGTTTAGTCAGTAGTGCCATTGGAGCGGTAAATCCATATATCAATGCCACCCTTCGGAAAAGCACCGGCTACACCATCGGCGAAAACAAGAAACAAATCCCGACTTACTCCGTTTCAAACGGAAAGATTCAAGCGCAAGAATTAACAACCGATGAGATTAAGCATGCAAACTCACTAAATATTCAAGGGTTGTTCCGTAAAGTTTATGTCCAAGGAAATTGGGCAGGGGTCATTCGGGCTGATCAGAAAGGCGGTGATATTTTTACCTTCCCCCAATATCCAGGAAACCCCGCGCAAGATTGGATGGTCTTTGTGGTTTATGAGATGTGGCCCGATTGGTCTTGCGTTGGAGTAGTTCTGCAATCGGTAGGGGCCTAATGTTTGCCATTATTACACCTACAGACGACACCCTTTTCAAAGTCCTTGGCGATTTCATCGAGGGTTTGATTGATTGTAAGGCCGTTCAAGGCTTTGTCAATAGGGCGGCAATGCCGATTGGTGGGTTTATTACTATGGCGACGTTGCGCCAAATCAGGTTGTCGACTAACACCACATTCTATAACGATACTTTTGTTGAACAGGGCGTTTCTTTTGGTGGCGAAGAAGTGGTTTTTGATGGGCAACCTATAACTTTTGCTGAACAGGACGTCTTTTTTGGTGGTGAAGAAGTGGTTTTTGATGGGCAAAATATAGCTTTTGGTGGGACGCCCAATGGAACAAAGGCGGTTACCCAAGCGATTGAGTGGACTGTGCAGTTAGATTGTTATGGTGTCCAGTCTATGCAATGGGCAAATATATTGACCACCTTGTTTAGAGATGAGTTTTCCTGTAGTGCGCTCAAACCATACATACAACCATTAGGTGCAGACGACCCAATTTCGTTGCCCTTGATAAACGGCGAACAACAATATGAGCAACGTTGGGTTGTTGAGGCAAAATTTCAGTACAATTCAATAACAACTGTTCCCCAACAGTTTTTTGATCGAGCCGTGGTGGAAAGAATCCATTCGGCAGACTAAGTAACACTGTAACTTTTAGAAAGGGTGATCTATGAACAGTATTCCGGCTTCAAATTTAGCGAACATTCAACCCGCAGTAGTCGGAACCGGCGGTTCGCCGCTTTCGCTCAATACAGTTGTATTGACCAACAATACTAGCATTCCAATTGGCAGTGTTCAATCGTTTTCGTCCTATGATGCAGTCGCTTCTTGGTTTGGAGTTGCTTCAGATTGTGCGAAATTTGCACAAAAGTATTTTCTCGGGTTCGATAACTCGACTATCAAGCCTGGGGCTATCTACTTTACCCAATTTGCCTCTACTGCGGTTGCAGCCTACCTTCGGAGTGCCAGCGTCGCCGGTATGACCCTGGCGCAGCTCAAGGCCATTACGTCTGGAACATTAACGCTGACGATGAATGGTACCGAAAAAGTTTCGTCCACTATTTCCTTGAGCGCAGCTACCAGTTTTTCGAATGCCGCAACCATCATCGCGGCTGCCTTTACCAGTGGGCCAACAGTTACCTATGATAGCCAACTGGCGGCGTTTAAATTTGTTTCTTCGACGACCGGCGACGCCTCTACCATGACTTTTGCCACTGGGGCTTTGGCTACCGCCTTGAAGCTTACCGCCGCAACCGGAGCTGTGCTTTCACAGGGATCAGATGCAAGTGTCCCTGCAGAATTTATGACTGGCATCAAAGCGGTTACTCAAAATTGGGGGGTATTCACCACCATTTTTGAACCGGCCACTGCCGATAAGCTTTTGTTTGCCGATTGGGTTAACGGCCAAAATCAACGATACCAATATGCCGGTTGGGATTCCGACGCCACTGCTGTTCAGGCCGGGAATACTACTTCCTTCGGACCTTTGTGCGCCGAGGAAAATTATGACGGGGTAATTTGCATTTACCCTAGTTATGAGAAGGCGGCTTTTTATTGCGGCATGGTTGCTTCGATTGATTTCACCCGCACAAATGGTTGCATCACCTTTGCCCATAAACACCAGTCGGGCCTTGAAGCAGATGTTACCGACGAAACCACATATAAGAATTTGCTTGCAAACGGTTACAACTTCTACGCTCGTTTCGGAACGGGGAATGATGAATTTACACTTTTTGAGGATGGCCGGGTCCCCGGACAATGGTCTTGGTCTGATCCTTACGTTAATCAGATCAGACTCAATAGCCAATTTCAGCTTGCCTTGATGACCTTGCTTTCATCTGTCAATTCTTTGCCTTATAATGCAGAGGGTTACGCAATGATTGAACGGACTTTGCAGGACCCGATTGATGAGGCTTTGAATTTTGGCTCTATTCGGTCGGGAGTCACCCTGTCCAGCCAGCAGGCAGCAATTGTTAATATGCAGGCCGGAGTCGAGATTGACAAAACCCTTGAACAGAAAGGATATTATTTGCAAGTTCTCGACGCCACTGCCCAAACGCGAGGCCTGCGTGAATCCCCACCTATTACTTTCTGGTATATGGATGGCGGCAGTATCCACAAAATCACCATGCCTTCAATTTCTGTTCAGTAAGGAGCGATATTTATGAAAACAATTACTGCCGCAAACTCCATTTATTGGTTATCGGTTGGCGGGATTTTCCCGGTGGCGCAAAAAATTGAAGGTTATGCAGCCGACGCTGCTTTTGCCTTTGATCCGGTTAGCCTGACAGAAAATGTAATGGGGGTCGACGGAATTATGTCGGCAGGCTATGTTCCGGCAATGACCATCCAAACCATTTCGATTATGCCCGATTCACCGAGCCTTTCCCTTTTTGAAATTTGGCAAGGGGCGATGAAAACCAGTCGCGAAATCTTTTATGCAAATGCGACGATCGTTATTCCATCGATCCAGCGGAAGTACGTATTGACAAGAGGTACCCTTTCGACCGCGACCTCTGGCCCCGGTGTTAAAAAAGTTCTGCAGGCGATGGAGTTTAAAATTACTTGGCAGAGTGTTGACCAAGCATTGGTATAAGTCGCAAATTTGGTGCGGTCTAGGGCGAAACCGAAAAAATCAATACCTTCTCCTGTTGATCTGGCCGCGCCAAAAAAATAAAACCCCTGGGAGGGAAAACAAGTGGCAAGAAAAACAAAAATTATCAAAGATGAGTTGAAAGGTCGTGATGCAGGCAAGGTTTTTTTGATTACCGAACTCGATGCCTGGGAAGCTGAAGCCTGGGCAACAGAAGCGCTTTTTGCGATGATGAACGCTGGCGTGGATATTCCAGAAGGGATCGAAAATGCCGGCCTTGCTGGGGTTGCCGCTTTGGGGCTTTCAGCCCTGACCAAGGTTTCGTATGATAAGGCAAAGCCTTTGATCGACAAAATGATGACGTGCGTTCAGGTCGTTCTTGCCGTTACCCGGCCTTTGATTGCCGACGATATCGAAGAAGTTGGGACTTTACTTCTGCTTAAAAAAGAAGTGTTCATGCTACATCTTGATTTTTTTACCGCCGGCGGGGCGTCGATCTTGGGGTCGGTAGCGGCTTCAACAACCCCCGCCTGACCGAATGTGTAAATGTGTCTTCTGCTATGGCACGAGTGATTGTTTCAAAATTGGCTACCATGCATGAACTGCAAACAATTTACGGAAGTGAAGATTTTTATAACTTCTTGGAAATAATTGCAGTTGATGCCTATAATAAAAACGCGATGAACACGGAGGATTAGAATGTCAAATATCATAGATTCCTTCGTTGTTGCTCTTGGCCTTGACGCTTCCAAATACAAGCTTGGAAGCGAAGAGGTAATCAAACACTTCAAGAAAACCAAAGACGAGGCAACAAGAACTTCAGTAGAGATTGAACAAAGGGGTGTGTCTGCTGCTCAGTTTTTTGGGAAGCTGAGAACAGAGGCCCTTGCTTTGTTGGCTGTTTTTACTGCCGGCGTCGGGATCAAAAACTTCACCGAAAATACCATCGGAGCTGCGGCCGGTCTGGGCTTCATGTCCGACAATCTTGGTATTTCCACCGAGAAACTTACCGCGTGGCAAAAGGCCAATGAACGTGCGGGCGGTTCGCAAGCAGGCATTATGGCTCAACTCCGGGAATCGGCTTCTGAGTCGGCCAAGTTTAAAATGGGCCAGACCACCGATTCGCAACAGTGGTTTTATCGGCTTGGTGGTGATCCAAAAGCATTGCGCGACGGCAATTCTTTCCTCATGGAGAGGTCGAGAATTATTGCCGATATTTACAAGAAAGACCCAACCAGAGCGACCGAAGTTGCGGCCAGCATGGGGATTACAGGGGATTCATTCAACCTCCTGAAACAAGGCCCGTCCGCTGTAATGGCTCTTGTTCGGGCTCAAGAAAAGAATACCACAGTATCGAGAGAACAAGCCGCCGCGGCGCTGGCGCTTCGAAATCACTGGCTTGATTTGCGGGATCGCTTGCTTCTCACTGGTACCACCATCCTGTTGCATCTGATGCCAACGATTGACGGCATCACAAAAAAAATGACTACCCTTGCTGATTATGTCGCCGAACACAAGGACGATATTAAACAGTGGATTGATAAAAGTCTTGTGGTCGTTTCTAAGTTTGTTGCCTGGACCGATAATGCCGCCCAATCTGTTGGTGGTTGGTCAAACGTAATTATCGCGCTCGTAGGGCTTAAAATCAGCTCCGATATTATCAAACTTGCGGCGGTGTTGTTTTCAATTGGCAAGAGTTTGACAGTTATCGGAGCAACTGGTGCAGCGGCCATAGGGGTTTTGGCCGGCGCAGGGGCAATAGTTCTTGGAACAGCAACTGAAGCAAACAAAGGAGAGGAAAAAGAGCTCTACAACTATTATAAAGATAAGACGGGACCTTTGGCCGAAAGTAGTTCTGACGCTGCCGCTAAAAACCTTTTCGCGGCTATTGAAAAACAGAACGGCTTAAAGCCAGGGGTTTTGTTCGAGATGTGGAAGGCTGAATCATCAAAAGGCAAGGCTATGTTGTCCCCCAAAGGTGCTCAAGGACACTTTGGCTTGATGCCTGGGACCGCGAAAGCACTGGGGGTAAAAGATCCAAACGACCTTGAAGAGTCGGCCAATGGCGCGGCTTGGTATCTGCAGGATTTGCTCAAGCAAAATGGTGGCGATTATGAAAAGGCCCTTTCTGCTTATAACTGGGGGCCTGGGAATCTAAGAAAGAAAGGGATGGATGCCAGACCTCAAGAAACAAGGGAATACGCCTCGAAAATAATGGCTGGCATGGGGAACGTCAACACAGAAACAAAGAGCGTAGAAACGAATTTTCATGGTCCAATCACCATTCAGACGCAAGCGACCGATACAAAAGGTATTGCAACGGATTTTACCTCGGAAATAAACAACATCATGGCTGCACAAGCAAATACCGGGCTTAACTGATGCCGCTTATACAATTTCCAAACATTCCAAATGTACCCGGTGTACCGTTGCTTCTCCGTAGCTTTACGGTTCCTACCGTTGAGAGCTTGGCGCTTTCTGCCGCGTCCCAGCTTTTGGGTTTGGTTTTTGGAACGGCGATTTGGGGGATTTATGATCAGGGCGACCTGCCGGCCCTGGTTCCCGATAGTTTCTTGGGGATAGATTTTAAAAATGGTTCGAACATACCAACCCACCCAATTGAAGAAGGGGGATTCGGGACATACAACAAAGTAAACACCCCTTACGATTGCAAAATAAAAATGGCAATCAGCGGTGATGAATTTACCAGAAGCCAATTTTTGGAATCATGCTCATCCATGCTGAACTCCATTGATTTTTATTCTGTGGTCACGCCGGAAAAAACATATTTAAACGCCACCCTACAGAATTATGCGTATCGCAGGGAATCCAGGAATGGTGGGGTGTCCATGTTGATTGTTGATTTATGGTTTTTGGAAGTGAGGTCGAATACGATACAAAACCCCGTCGTTCCGGCTGACGCAAGTGCTTTTGATGCGGTGTCTGGCGGACAAATTCAAACTTCTTCGTACAAAACCATCGCTGGAGATAATTCAACTCCGGTTTGGTCTGAGTGGACGATATTATGAAAATTATTCCACTGCAATCAGTCCCATCCCAAACTGTTTCGGTCGTGCTTGATGGTCAATCTTGCCGGGTGAATGTTTACCAAAAAAATCTTGCCCTTTATTTCGATCTTTTGAAAAACGGGGTACCGGTAATTACTTGCCGGATTTGTCGGGATCGGACAAAATTGATTAGATACGCATATTTGGGGTTTTCGGGTGAATTACTTTTTTTCGACAAGCAAGGGTTAAACGACCCAGATTACACTGGTCTTGCTGATCGTTATTTACTGGCCTTTTTTACACAAGCGGAGTTAGGATCATGACTTTTGTAAAAAGGACTGTACAAGCTACAATCACCCTTGCTGAAGGGAAGTTTAGTGCGACTGGCGAAAGCGAAATGACCCTCGAAGGGCTGCGCATGTCGGCGAACATATTCAGTTATAATGGCGACGCACAGGGGCAGCTCCACCTACAAATATGGGGGTTGCCGCTGTCCGTAATGAATGAGTTGATCGCCATTGGACCTATTCGGCCGGCAAAGTTGAACAACAACCAAATTCGCATTTCTGCCGGGGATATTGGCGGGTCTTTATCAACTGTCTATGAAGGGGTTATCCTGTCGGCTTTTGGCGATTTTCAAGATGCTCCAGAAATTGTTTTTAATATAATTGCGTTGTCGGCGGCCTTTGATGCAGTAAATCAAGCCGAACCAAAAAGCTATCAAAAATCGGTTTCAGTTGCCTCAGTTATGGAAGGGCTTGCCACTGAAATGGGCAAGGCATTTGAAAATAATGGAGTTGATAAAATTCTACCTGAAGGAACATATTTTTCCGGTTCAACCTTCACACAAGTAAAAGAATGCGCCGCCGCCGCTAATATTTATTACACCATTGACCGTGGAAAACTAGCTATTTGGCCAAAAAATTGGTATAGAAAAGACGAGCCGATTAAAGTAAATTCAAAGACCGGCTTGATTGGTTATCCTGCTTTTTCATCAACGGGCTTGATTTTAGTGACCCTTTTCAATCCAGATTTTGCTCTAGGTGGCAGGGTTGATGTTGAGAGTATTTTAACAGCAGCACAAGGGGTTTGGAGCATTTACAGGGTTTCCCATGCATTGGAGTGCGAAATGCCCGGTGGACGTTGGATGTCGCAAATTATGTGTTATCGAATTGAGTGGGTTGATTAATGGAAACCAACTATCAAGGCCATCAAAATCCTGGGGACAGCGCCGGCCAATTTGGCGCACAAGCATTCCTCATAAAACAAATGCTTTCCAGGCTACAGACCATGACCCTTGTAAAAGTCATTGCCAATACCAACACCGGGGGTTTGTCTGCTGTTGGATTTGTTGACGTTGAACCACTGGTCAACCAAATAGATGGCGAGGGGAACGGAAAACCCCATAAAATTTTGTACAACCTCCCCTACTCCAGAATCCAAGGAGGCCCCAATGCCATTATTCTCGACCCAAAACCTGGGGATATTGGAATTGCCGGCTTTGCTTCAAGAAGTATTGCCAAGGTAAAGAAGACTAGGAAAAGATCAAATCCAGATACTTTTTCTCAATTTTCGATGAGCGATGGATTGTATTTGGGCGGGGTTTTGAATGGCCTGCCAACAAATTACATCCAATTTACAGACAGCGGGGATATTATTATTCACAGTAGCGGCAACATCAGTCTTTCTGCGCCTACTATAACAACTTCCGGAGCATGGGAGCACACTGGAACTTTGAAAAATAATGGCATCAACATCAGCAGCACCCATGTTCATTCAGATCCGCAAGGCGGCACAGTGGGGACGCCACATTGAAATCATTATTACTTGATCTTGATGCTTGGGACTTGGTACTTGACGCCGAAGGGAGCATCGCAGTGTGTACAGAACCATATTCGATTGCACAAGATGTTGCTTGTGCTTGCCGAACCTTTAAAGGGGAATTGGTTTACGACGTTGGTGATGGGGTTCCTTATTTTTCAGAAATTCTCGGTCAATGGCCGCCCTTATCTTTGGTCAGAGAAAGATTGAAGGCTGCCGCGCTCAGTGTTAAGGAAGTTGTGGAAGCGCAAATTATAATCACATCCATTGAGGGCCGCCAACTTTCAGGCCAAGTCCAGTTTATCGATGTGGATGGGAACGCAAACGGGGTCACCTTCTGAGGAAAAAATAACATGGCCAACGTCCCAACGATCCAATTTACCTCCACCGGTTTGGTTTTACCCAGTGAAAGTGAGCTTTTGACTGGGGCCTTTGCCGATATAGATGATGCTTTTGGTGGCGGCGTAAAACAAAGCCTCAAGACCCCACAAGGTCAACTCGCGACAAGTTTGGCAAAAATTATTGCTGACAAAAATGAGCAAATTGCCTATATCACCAATCAAGTCGATCCCGATTATTCTGAGGGGTTATGGCAAGATGCCATTGGGGCAATTTATTTCCTGAGCCGTAAAGTGGCGCTTCCAACAACCGTCGCTTGTGATTGTGTTGGGGAAGTTGGCAAAGTGATTTTGGCAGGGTCAAAAGCCACTGATCTTTCCGGGAATGTTTACGTCTGTGTCGATGGCGGCGAAATCCCTTCAGGCGGGACCATAAGCCTTAATTTCCAAAACATCGAGACAGGGGCAATTCCTTGCCCGGCCAACAGCTTGGTTTATATTTACCAATCTGACTCCGGTTGGGATACAGTAAACAATCCTGCTGCTGGCGTTTTGGGTCGGGCTGTTGAGAGTAGGGCTGATTTTGAATATCGTCGAAGAAATTCTGTTGCTTTGATGGCGCATGGTACTCTTGAGTCGATTTATTCGGCAGTTGCAAATCTGGATGGAGTACTCGATGTTTATTGTTTCGAAAACGATACTGATGCAGCAATAACGGCTGGTTCTACCAGTTATTCGTTGGTGAAAAACTCAATTTATGTTGCAGTCGTTGGAGGAAGCAATGCCGATATTGGGGCGGCCATTTTAGAAAAGAAAGGTGGTGGCTGCAATATGAATGGGAATACCAGCGTTGTCATTCCTGATGACGAAAACTATGCGTACCCTTACCCGACGTACACAATTAAATTCCATAGGCCAACCCCTTATGCCCTTAAATTTTATGTATCAATAGTCGACAATGCTTCGCTTCCTAGCAACATTGAAGATTTAATCAAGGCCGCTATCGTTTCAGCCTTTACTGGGGAAGACGGTGGACAACGGGCAAGAATAGGCTCTACCGTTTTTGCCTCTAGATATTACGGACCAGTTGCTTTGACCTCTACTTTTGTTTCAATTATTGAAATATTGTTGGGCCACACAACTGCTACGCTTAATCAATTTACTTTTGGAATTGATCAGCAACCAACTATCAGTGCATCAGATATAGTGGTGGCGAAGATATGATTGATTATGAAAAAACCATTACCAGCCAATTTGCAAATAGTCCAACTATTTGCGCGTTGATTGAAAATATGAATGAATATATTGATCCAAGGGCTGATTTGCAGAAGTTTTACGATTTTGTTTGGAACGTCGAAACAGCTGAAGAGTGGGGGCTTGATATTTGGGGAAAAATTGTAGGTGTGAAAAGAAGCTTGCAAATTACCCCATTTGCATATAATTTTGGGTTTAACACACCATTAAAAAGTTTTAAGCCGTTCAATGTGGCACCATTTAGAAACAGCAGGGCAAATCCGTTGCAGGCCTATCGCTTAACTGATACTGCATACAAAAAATTAATATTGACCAAGGCTCTCGCAAATATTTCATCAACTACAATCCCGTCCTTGAATCGAATTTTAAACAAGTTGTTCCCAAATCGCGGCAGATGTTATGTTCAAGATTTGGGGAATATGGCCATCAAGTATGTTTTTGAATTTAAGCTGCAGGCGTATGAAGTGGCTATCATCGAAGTTTCTGGAGTTATGCCCAAGCCCGCAGGTGTGCGGGCTTCAACTCAATATTATGTTTAAGGGGATGCAATGTCGTTGACAAGACCAACCACAATTAAAAAACCTTTCGCCGATTCCGGGGATAAGAATATTATTCCAATACCATCGCAGGTCGGTATCGTTGTTGGGGCGGCGTCTTGGGAGACTGGGTTCCCACCGGACACGTTGCGCGATATTGGTGATGGCGGCATTGCTCCTGATGGTCTTGATTTCAACGGTTTGTTCAACATCATTACCCAGCATATCCGCTTTATGAACGCGGGCGGCTACCCCCGATTCGACGCAACGCTTTGTTCCGAAATTGGTGGGTATCCCTACGGGGTGATCCTCCAGGATAACGCCGGGGACAATCTATATCGGAATGTTTCCGCGAACAACACGGTTGACTTCAACGCCACTCCGGCCGCCATCGGGGTGTCGTGGAAATGGATTTCTGGGGTCGCGCGGACGCTAACTGCCGGGGATGGATTGACTGGAGGGGGAGGCACTGACGGGAATGTCACAATTGATTTAGGGACGCCTAGCACGTGCCAATTGGGATCTGTTAACTCTGTAAACAATTCATCGCACACTCATGCGCTTGATATCCCGAGCTCGAACGCCTCGTGGCGTGGCTTGATTCAATTAGCGATAAACTCGGAGGCGCTCGCCGGGCTATCCTCGACGCTTGCCGTCACGCCGTCAACGATGCAGTATGTTTTATCGCAACTGTTGACCACCACGGAGAATGTCAAAAAGGCCTGGAGGTCAGTTTTCGAGACAGGTATCAGCGGGGAAATGTCTCCTGACACAAACGTCACACTGACATTCCCGGAAGCATTTTCATCAATTCCGGTAGTCATACCGTATATGATCAATAGTTCAACCACCAGTGATGATGTTTTTGCGCGTGTGGTGGCAGTTTCTGCCACCCAGTGTACGTTGAGGGCTGATTCATGCCCAAATCCAAGCTGGAGCGGAACAAGATACATCGGTTATCTTGCCATCGGCATAATAAATTAATGGAGGCGATTATTATGTGGCTTTATTCACCATCGACGCGCGGCTTTTACAAACAGGGCCGTGAAGACATACCATCGGACGCCCAGCAAATTACAGATCAGCGCAAGGCCGAATTGTTCGACGCCGAAAGGCAGAATAAGGAAATTGTCCCAGGACCGGATGGGGGCCCGGTCGCAATAGCCCCGGACCCGCCCACTGCGGATGAAGAAATCAAACGGCAAATCCTGGTCCTCGAATCGCAGCAGACGCCGCGCCGCATACGTGAGGCGCTTCTCGGTGTGGATGGCGGATGGTTAGCGGGGGTCGAATCTCAAATTGAGGCGCTGCGGGCGCAGTTGGAGGCGTTATGAAAAAGGTAATTACATTGATGGTGTTGGCACTTGGCCTGGCGGGCTGCGGGACCACGATCAAAAACGAGTACACCGTGACCGGAAACAACAATCACTTTGAATGCGCGTCTACCGCCGGCCAGGAAAAGACCGTCGATAGCCGCCTTGGCGCTTCGGTATCAGCAACAGCAGCAGCGTCTCAGCAGGGAGACGCGCAGAACAGTGGGGCCTCGCAGGCTTCCGCCATGGGGGACGGGAAATGAACGGATTCATGCAGGATTCCGAGGGGAACAAATCCTCTTCAAGATTGTCCATGGTTGTCACTGTGTTTGGCGTGCTGGTTGTGTGGGGCGCGGTGTGCATTAAAACTTCAACCATGGTTGATATCCCCTTGGGCGTCATTGCTTTTGTTGCGGCTGTAATCGCCGGCAAGGGGGTCAATAGCGCACTAGTTGAGAAGGCCCATCCATGACCGCCGAGCAAATAGCGCAGCTTCTCAAATTGCTGGAAAAGATTGCAGACCGTCCTTTCACCATCACCCAAGCATCTGACTGGCCGTTGTTTGTGTTTTTATCGGCTATTGGTTTTGGCCTCCTCAGTTTTATGTGGCGGGACATAAGCAAAAAACTTGAAGGGAGTGCAACGGCTATCGGGATCGCACTGGCAGAGCATAAGGCCGACAACATCAGGGAGCATGACAAGATATGGAGCGCTTTGCGTGATTGTCAAGACGACTGCTGCATCTCAAAGCCCCACAAGGAGTTAAAATGACAACTGAAGATTTATTCTGGCAAATCCCGGTAACGGAAACAGAAACTCTGGAGGACTGAAAATGGCTGGTGAATGGGGTGTAGTAGAAAAAAATGGGGTTGCCGCTTATTGTGGGGCCTTTCAAACAATGTTTTCGCTAAAGAGGACTTTTATTGCCGATTCGAGCAACGCAAGCGTTCCTGATTGGAAAATAGATGACGTTCGACCAGCATTTTTAGCTGACATTGGCGTTGTTTTTGACGCAGTAACGCCACCAAATGCAGTGACGATTACCATAAAAGACGTTGACGGCCTACAGGTTTGCCAAAATATTTTCAGCGGTTCTGGGCGTTTAACCATCGATGAACGCCCTTCCCTTATCGATGGGGCAATTATTTCTATTTCAGGAAATAGCACGAACGGGGCGAAAGCAAAAGTTGTTTTAAACTTTGCGAATAATCTGAGGTAAAATGGAAATTACAACAAGGCTACTTCTTCTTTCAAGGCAATCGCTCCCCCGCGCCGGCCTGCTGTTCGACATCCCGAACCGTTACCCTTTTGTGGATCTAGTCGGCAAACACGATGGCCCGGCACAACTGCGGCAGTTTGCAGAGGTTGCGTCAGGCACGGTCACTCTATACCACCCCGCTATTACCGGATCTGAAACCATCGCAAGCAGCGAAGGGGGTGCGCCGGTATCGGTGATTGTCGGCGGAATTGTGATTGGTGTCGGCAAGAAATGGTCGATCAAGGACAGCGCCGGCCATCATTGGTCGCACTGCTCGGCTCTTTCTCAGACCTCTGTGGTGATGTGGGATGTGTCGGGTCTTGGCGATCATCTTGTCGCGACTGGACTCGCCGAAGCGGTGGTTGCTGCGCTTTGCTCAAGTGGAAGGGACTTAACTGTAGGAACTGATTGGCTTGATCGTGGAATCACGGTGGCTGGCGAATTGTACCAAGTGGCTCGGAGGGCTAATGGCTCTCGTTTGCTTCCGGATAACCTGATAGTCCCTGCCCTCGAAGATGGTTCGGCCTGCGCTGGATACAACTTTATGGGGGAGGTGGCCCCTGAAAACGCAATCCTGCACTACGATGCGGAAATTTCCCCGCTCACCGAGCTAGTCGGCGAAGTCCATACCCTCAACCACGCCGTGCTAGGGCCGCAGTACCAGCGCCTTGCTGATGGGAGCTATGTCAACGTCGGCGCACAGCCTGCGGTTGATGTGCTTGCGAGTGGCATTAAGGGACTGCGGACTTGCGGGGCGGTGACGAACCTGTTGCCCGCCGATACGTCGATTGCGCGTGCAGTAACGCTTACCGCGCAAACTTACACGCTGCAAGTGCTAGGATCAGGCTCGGCGTCGTGCAGCTACGGGACGGCTACGGTTGGATCGCCGCTTACCTTTACAGCAACGGCAGGGACAACCACTTTTACCCCATCGGGAGCTACACTGTGGATACTCACGGCCACCGCCTACCCCACGCCCTACGTCCCACCAGGAGTTACACAACCGGGCAGCAACGCCACAGCGACAAACGGCACATGGTTTGCCTTGCCTGATGGTAGCGATTTGTGGAAGGCTACGGATGGTGCTGCTGACGGGGTGGAATTGTGGGCAGGAACTATTAGCCTAGATTCCGGGTGGACCAATAATGGGGATGGTACTTTTACAGGTGTTAACGCCATAGGTGATATCTACAAATCAAGCATTGTAGCGGCCAATAGCAGAGCGCAATTTAGCTATGAGATAATTAGTCGCACAGCCGGTTCAATATCACCAAAGTTAAATGGTACAGTAACAACGTATGTGTCCACTGTTGGCACTTATAACACGATATTGGCTGACATGACAGGGTTCGCAAAGACTGGTTTTTCAGGAAACTCTTTTTCAGGGGTAATTCGCGTGACATCTATCAAGCGCATCCAACCACAGCCGTTTACCCTGGCAACTCGGATACTGATGGGGGTGGGGAGTGCTGATTTGGCCAACAATACAAATGGCGCTGTTGTCAATATTAATACGGCTGGGACTACAGTATACTCCCGCAAATCAGCAGACGGATTAATTACCAGAGCAGCAGTAGCGCACGATGGCACCACTACAATTTATAAAGAGGTTTCTGTCTCATGGCCTCACAACGCAATCATTCAAACCTTCCTCCAAGTCAACACAGCCGGCAACCGTTTCCGTGTCGGCTACATGATCGAAGGTACCCACACCGCAATCCAATGGAGCCACACAGGTGATAGTGCCACATGGGCGGTGTACGACGGCAGTTTTAACCCCAGCACTCTTTATCGCTTGATGATTGGCTACGACAATCCTTATCCGATGTGGATCAATAAGATAACGGCGTGGAAACGCACGTTATCTGACTCTGAAATACTGGAGGCATGGGCATGATGCGCGACTATCAATCGTTCGGTGGCTACTACAAGATCGCCAAAACTTTTCAGGGCGAACCTGGAGATTACCGCAACGGACAACCAATCCTATACGGATCACCGCGCCTCCATTACATCCAGTGCGGGGCTGATGTTTACTACATCAGGTTGGCGAAAGACCAGGAAGGTGCCTTATTCATCATCGACTTGCAAGGCGAGTTCGTTTGCGATTTCCGCCTCGACGCAGCCGACGAGCAACCCGCCGCCATGGCCTACCTGATGTCTGGGGATAAGTCTGGGTTACATCCAGTGACGCAGCAAATCATCACCGCCGATGAAGCGCAGGGGATTGACCGCGAACGGATTCTTGAGCTTCGCGCAGGTATCATGAGTGTTGAGTTCCTTGGCTTTGTTCCAGCTCACGTTTTCATGGTTCGACCTGACTTGGAAGGGAGTGATGAGGTTGTAATCGAGGATGGTGTTGTTTCTATTCCAAGGTTTAACCATGGTAGTTGGTATTTAATTGATAATCCTGAATTTCTAGGCGAGGTGGTGTCATGAACGCCCCGCTGCAGTATCAAGGCTCACCACTAAACAACATCAGCCGGTTGTCAGGCACATCCACCACTATTACTCCGACCGACACCTACATTCTTGACGACACCAACGCATGGAGGGATGCGACAGGGTTTGTCTATGGTGTTGATCACTGGGCGTTCACGTCAACGGGCGTCCCCAAAGCGATTCTTGGTTCGGTGCTGATTGCGAATGGTGGAGGCGACCATTTTTTTTGCGGATCAAAGCGGATCGCCGGCTACTCAACCGTCCAGATTGATCCAGCTCTGACAAAAATTAAAAGGATGACAGGGGACTGATATGAAAAAGATATTTATAACTTTAACGCTCTTCTTGGCCGCGCCTGTTTTTGCGGCGGTTGAACTCGATACTGATCGAAATGGTGCAACTGATATTAGCAGGGGTGGGACAAATTCAACAACGACTAGTGGGGCCAAAGCAAATTTAGGAATCCCCTCGACATTGTCGGCATTAACTGACGACACGACACATCGGGTGGTCACGGACTCGGAAAAATCAACCTGGAATGGTAAGGCCAACACCTCCTCGTTTGTATCAGCATTGGCATTCCAGGCTGCTTTCGGGTGGTCTCCTTCTGGCACTTTCGACACCGCTGCTGACCAAACCATTACTGGTGATTGGGCGTTTTCTTCCGGCCTTGAGGTATCAAACATCAGTCTGAATCTTGGCACGCTCGCTGATCTTAAAATCGGGAATGCTCAGATGGTTGACGATACCAAAGTAAATGGCGGCACCAATTTCCTCTGGAGCTCAAAGTATACTTTTGACCAGCTTGCCACAAAGCAAGCCACGCTTGTGAGCGGGACCAACATCAAAACCATCAACGGATCATCATTGGTTGGTTCTGGTGATTTGACAGTTTCTGGAGGCACCGGAACAAGCGGGTACGTGGCATTATCTGAAGCCCCTTATTCCGACGTGGCCTGCACCACAGGACAGTATGGATATTATGGATCAACTGCGTATCTCTGCACCGGAGGGTTCTGGACAAGCAAATGGACGCTGACTACACACAGCAACGCGTCCCCCGAAGCGGTTTGCACCTACAGTGATGACTACCTGTATTCTACGGGTACTTTGGCGCAACGGACCACTCTATACGATACTGATCAAGGGGTTGGCGGGGTGTGGACGCAAACGACAACGGGGAGTGCTCCTAAAATAACGAATACGCTATTCTCCAAAGTAGGGGCTCCTACCAATTTTATAGCAAGGATAGGGACCACTCCAGACCTAACATCCACATATACAGCATCTGTTCTGTTTGATGTTACCGCTGACGCTGGAGAGTTACTTACAGTAACTTTTCCTGGGGTTGTTCTCACCCCTGGGACATATTATTGGAGGATCACAGGAGCAAGTGGTGGCAGTTATGATAATCGCTTGTCTTTTTCCGAAGATTCAACTGCATCCGGGGGAAATTGGTATGAGACTATCACCGGTGGCATGAATCCTGGAGCGGAGCCTACTGTATCTCACTACGGGACTGTGTCGACATGCAAATAATTAATAAAATAATTTTCATCCTGTTGGCTCTTTGTTGTGTTTCGAATACCCATGCATCAACCACTATCTCTGCCCAAGTGGTTCGCAACCAAGTGGGGTCGGGAGCAACCTTGATAAGTTCAGGTTTCCCCTTTCCTCCTGGGCTTGTCACTGAATCGATAATTACCGCCGGCACCATTAAAGTATTGGTAAACGGTTCAGAAGTTGCGGCTAATGTTTCTTCGCTTAGAGGCAGGCATCGTGATGGGTCATTACGCTCTGCACTGATTCAATTCACGCAATCTATGGCGCAAGGTGATGTTGTATCGGCGCAGGTGATTGTAGATGGGGGAGTGAGGGCCAGCACTGATCCCACTTATGTCAGACCGACTCTTACTATTGTCCAGAACAACAACGTTATCCTGCCAACAGATGCAAGTTATCTATCCTCAACCTTTATAACCTTTCAAGGGTTGATCCCCTCTACCGTTGGAACAACGGCAGAAGAAAAGCAATACACCACGCTTGCCGATACAGCGTTTGACGCGCTAGTTGTAAGTCAAAGTGAAGGATCAGCAAACTATGAAGAAGTTAGGGGAATGGTATCGC